GCTTGCAAGAGCGGAAGAAAAGATTATGTCAATACAAGAGAATCAACAGAATCAAATGGAACGGGTAAATAGATTGTCCGTCAAAATAGATGATATTGATAAGAAGGTTGATGACAATGCAAGAGTCGTTAACGTTATTAGTAAATTATTTTGGGTAGTACTAGTGGCAGCAATAGGTGCCATATCAACAAACTTATGGATGTAGGAGCATCGAATGAAAACCGAAGAACTTAAGAAAATGGCTCATGCTCTGCTGGCAGTGCAGGAGTCACAATTCCAGTACGTTGTGCCGGAAGAGATTGACGCACACGAAAGGACAGCCTTCCATGGTGCGGCAGCTGGTGCAGCTAAGGCAGGTAAATCACACTTCAGCTTCAAGGGTAAGAAATATCCTGTAACAATGAAGAAGGACGTAGCAACAAAGATTGCTGATTCCGTTGAGCACGACGAAGAAGAAGTTGTCGAAGAAGGTAAACTTCCACCTGCACTTCAAGCCTACATGGACAAGAAAAAAGGTAAGAAGTCAAAAGGTAAAGAAAACGAAAAAGATAATGATGATGATAACGATGATGATGAAGACGAAAAGGAAGTAAAAGAAGCAAACGCACCAAAGGGTACACATACACCAAATAATGGTTCTCCGATGGGGCAAGGTCTTTCACCATCTGCTAAAAAAGAAGTAGATAACAAAACACCAATCTCACAAGAAATTGATGAGCCAACTGTTGATAAGCTAAACTTCCAAAAGTTTAGAACAATGACTAAGAAATCACCTATGCGTTCAGGCGATAATGCAAAGGGTGATACTGCTATCAAACCAGGTGGCACACCAATGAAAGATCCAGCAGCAATGAAAGCTGAATCATACGTCGAAGAAAGCTATACCCATGAATTTGACTATGCAGAAGACGGAAAAAACACCGCAAAATCGTTTGTAGCCAAAGCTAAGAAAGCAGGGATTAAGGCAAAGATCCATGATCCTAGCGGTCCTGGTGGTGGTCATCCAGTTGTGCATCTTGGCCATAAAGACACTAAACATATGCATAGTTTTTTGAAAAAGCATTATGATCCAGATATGCATCATGATGATTTAGACAGTCATAAAATCTAGGAAACAATAATATGGCAAGCAGAATCAAACCAGTAAAAAACGGTGTACTTACCTCTCGCGGGTGGGTACACGAGCGTACGGGCGAAGTTCTAAAGGCAATGAAGGTAACACCAGAAATGCTGAACGAGTATTATGGTGTTACTCCTTCAGAGCCAGACCCTGTACCTGAATTATGCGCATGTGGTGATCCAAACTGTCAATGTGGTCCTGATTGTGATTGTGAACCACTTACAGAGGATTCACCAGCAGATCTATCAAAGATGACAAAGAAGGAGTTAGCAGCCTTAGCGGAAGACGAAGGAATAGAGGTAGATACTAAGGAGACAAAGAAAAGTCTTCTCAGTAAACTTACCGGTGGATTCTTGAACTAAGGGCTAACTCGTGACAGAATATGATGAATTGCTAGATGAAGATCTGGTAGTATTTGCGGCAAAACATTACTACACTCCAAAGGGTTATATCGATCCAGAAGAGTTTTATGATGATTTAAAGCGAATCAAATATATTAAACGTTTGGTAAATCGTTATCTAGAAACTGGTAAATTAACTGAACGTTTGTTAATGAATCATATTATTGTTATATTCAATGTGTTTGGTAATTATGCAGGATTGGTTATATTAACAAATAAGTTAGACGAAAAGCATTGGCCTATTGTTAAACCATTTCTTGAATATCTACAATACTTGAAGCACGGACAACTAAAGCACATTAAGTCGAATAAAGAAGTAGAAGAAAAACTAAAGGAAATATAATGGGACTTTTAAAACAAGCTGGTGATTTAGTCTATACCTTTCGGTTTCTCACACTTCTTGTGACACCGTTTGATAAGACTGAAGCATATAAGGCTGGTATTATTGATGAGAACGGTAAAAGACTAAAAGACTTTGATCTTGATCGTATGGAAAATCGTATGAAGTACAAAGATGCTTATACACCTTTCCATCGTCTTGTATTCAATGTAAAACGTCTAATGGGCAAAGTTCCTGGTGGTAAATCACGTCTTGCATCATACGCTGCAGCACTTTATCTAATCAAAGAAAAATTCTCTGTTTCAGAAAAGAAGCTCCTATCTGGGCTGAAAGAGGTTGGTATTGATCCACTAGATCTTATGGTAGAAGAAAGCCAATGGTTCCTACTCGAAGACGGCCGGCTTTCCCCTGGGATTTATAAGACAACTATCCACAAAGTGTTCAATAGTACGTGTGAGGAACTGATCTATCCCGGTGATAAGATCGTGGTAGATGAAGACGCACATCCTATTGGTGATGTTTTTGGTATTAACATTTATGAAGCAACACATAAACGTAGTAATCAGAAAATCTATATAACAGCTAACGAGATTGTACGATGAAGGTAAAAGAAGACGCACCAGCAGTTAGTACTGGTTCAATCCCTAACCCAGCAGTTACCTCTATGGGTCCAAGAATTAAAACAGTAAATGTAACTGACCGCCGTCGTAAAAAAGATAAAATACCAGTTCTTTTAAAACGATTTAGAAAGTATATAGAAGACAATGCTTAAGGTATACGTTCTTATTATTGTTCTTGGTATTCTTGGTGGTGTAGGTTACGGTGCTAAGTACTACTACGACACAACACAAGCAACTATTGCTACACTAAGAGAAAACAACGTAAAGCTTGAAGGAGCGGTAGAAACTGCAGAGGCAAGTATTGCACTTATGCAGGAAAATGCTGCTAAGATGCAAGAATTAAATAATCAATTAGCTTCTGATCTAAGACAGGCAGAAGCTTACAGTGATGAACTAAGATCCAAATTCTCAAGACTTAACCTTGTACAGGATGCTCTTCGAGATAATGTAAAATTGGAAGGAAAGATGAATGGTGCAACTGCGAAACTTTGGCGTGAGCTCATGGCTGATACCGGTAGCTCTGATGACGTCCCTCTTCCTAGTTGGCTGCAGCCGCTACCAACCGGAACCGGAGATCAAAGTAGTGACCAAAGTGGAGAAGGTACAGATACCAACAGTATCGAGACCGAAGCCACTCCAGCTAACTGACGTCCGTGTATTTGTAGTAACTAAAGACACCCTTGAATCATTTGAAGCAGAATTCAAGGAGACTTATGGTGAGTTAGCCGTTGTTGTTCTCTCTATGCGTGACTATGAAAACCTAGCACTAAACATTGCTGAATTGAAAAGATATATCGGTCAGCAAAAGAATATTATTGTTTACTATGAAGAGGCAGTGACTGACAATCCTGAACCGCAAGTTGAAGCAGCTCAATAGATGGTGGGTACCAGACGAAGAAGAAGGTGATGGATATAAAGCCTGGACACCAGAAACCTGGCAAAATTATTTTTGTCAATTCACTGTAGACTTTTTCTGTTTAAATAAAAAAAGAATATGTATCGACATTGGTGCAAATGTCGGTCAGACTACTATCGGATTTTCCCCTTATTTCCGAGAGATAAAATCATTCGAAGCAAACCCTATTGTATTCGAATGTTTTCAAAAGAATTTAGTTGAATATAATGTCAAGAATGCGATAGGATATAATTATGGTATTGGCCCAGAGGAAAAATTATCTACCTTTAAATATAGGGTTGGAAGCTCTGGTATAAGTAGATTTATTGGTGATAATGAGACAGCGGAAACAGAATCTCTTCTTCTTAGTGATCTACCTATTAAAACCTTAGATTCTTTTAATTTCCTAGAAGTCGATCTTATTAAATTAGATATAGAAGGTTATGAAGCTCATGCATTACTTGGTGCAAAAGATACCATTCTTTATAATAAACCAACTATTGTTCTAGAGATTGCGCGAAAACATTATAGTCAAAAAGAAAGAATACCTGTGATTATGAAGAATATGGGATACGTTGGTTTATTTAAAAGAAGAAGTGATTACTACTATGTCCCAGTAGAAAAAGGAATAGAGGTCGTGACAAACCTTCTGAAAAATTTCCCGGAAAATAATTGGGAATTAAACGGAATATAACGATATATCGGGGTTTACAAACTTCTAGTAACGATATATAATACTACCATCAAAATTAAAAATGTCAATAACACTGAACGCGAGTTTCGGTGCAGGAGTCCTTTATGCAAAATACCATTAAGATTGATAAGTCAAAAGATAAGCTGCTAACAGAATATGCTGTTGGTATGCTTAAAGATTTCTATATGCGGAAGTCAGAGTCTTCACCCCAAGAAGCGTATGCTCGTGCAGCAACCGCATGGGCAACATTTAAAGGTCAGACAGATGATCTTTTGGCACAGCGACTATATAATGCCGTTTCAAATAAATGGTTTATGTTTGCATCACCAGTTCTTTCAAATGCACCAAACGGTACAAAGAATGATAAAGGTATGCCTATTTCCTGTTTCCTAACTTATGTTCCAGATACACTTGAAGGACTAATCGATCATACTTCAGAACTACGATGGTTATCTGTTTATGGCGGGGGTGTTGGCGGTCACTGGAGCGACGTACGTACAGTGTCTGACATTGCTCCTGGTCCTATGCCTTTCTTACATACTGTTGATGCTGATATGATTGCATATAGACAAGGACGTACCCGTAAAGGCTCATACGCAGCCTATATGGACGTTTCGCACCCTGATGTTATTGAATTCCTTAATATGCGTATACCGACTGGTGACGTACAACGTAAGGCTCTTAATTTGCATAATGCCATTAACATCTCTGATGCATTTATGAATGCCGTTATAAAAAATGAAGATTGGGATCTGAAAGATCCGAAGGATGATGCAGTAAAAGAAACAGTCAATGCACGTAAGCTTTGGCAACGTATTCTTGAAACCCGTTTCCGTACTGGTGAGCCATATCTTAACTTTATTGATACAGCAAACAGACATCTACCGCAAAACCTTAAAGATTTAGGACTAAAAATCAATGGCTCTAACTTGTGTAATGAAATCCATCTACCAACTTCAGCTGAACGTACTGCGGTCTGTTGTTTATCTTCTCTCAACCTTGAACTTTATGACGAGTGGAAGGATACTACTCTTGTCGAAGATCTTATCACTATGCTTGATAATGTGCTCGAGTATTTTATCGAAAATGCGCCTGATACAATTTCAAGAGCAAAGTTCTCTGCGGAGCGTGAACGATCTATTGGACTAGGTGCAATGGGTTTCCATTCACTCTTACAGAAACATGGTGTTGCCTGGGAGAGTGATCATGCAAGAGAAATGAATAAAGTCGTGTTTGAAGATATCCAAAAGCGTGCTATTTCACAGACAGAAAAGCTTGCAAAGGAACGTGGTGAATATCCAGATGGTATCGGTACTGGTCGTCGTAATGCGCATCTAATGGCTATTGCACCAAATGCTTCGTCTGGTATTATCCTTTCGACATCACCAAGTATTGAACCAAGTAAAGCAAATGCTTACA